GCATACGCGGGCACGTCCACCGTACCGAACACGCACCAATCGATAATCAGGTTCTTGATCCCATCCGCCGCCACGAGGATGTCGGCGTCATTGTCCGTGTTGGGATCGACTGAAAACACGTTACGCAGGATCTTGACGTGCTGCGGGACCGATTGCGACGTGCCTGGCATGACGATGCCCGCGCGATTGTCGATGAACTCGCAATCGACGATGCTGACATACCACGCCCCGCCGTTGCTCGACCAATAGACGCCGCCGCCTGTGAGGCCAGCGCCCGATCCCTTGCAGTTCTTGATGTGGCACCGCGAGACGACGAGACCGCCGGCATCTTCCGTGCTCCCGTTCGCGTTGATCTTGATCCCACCGCCTGTGGCGCTGGCGCCATTCAGGGTGAGGTTGTGAATCAGCACCCCGAACGCATCGACAGCGATGATCGCCGTTGAACCGGTTCCTGGGCGGATCTGTGGTTGCGCGCCTTGCGCGAGTCCGCGCGACACTCCAATCAGCGACAACCCATCCTTGCCGGCCGGGATGTCCACGGTTTCGGCGTACGAATCTGGATCGGTATCGCCTGAGGCGGATTCGGCTTCGAGTGGCTTGATGTAGATGCGATCGCCTTGACTGGCCGCGTTCACGGCTTGCTAATCGTCGCCTTCGCGTATTTCCAGCTCTTGCCTGATTTCGCGCTCCCGCCCGTGGCACCATCGACGAACCAGGCATTCCCGCCCGGTACCGGAAATTCGCCTCCACCAAGAATCAGGCGACTGGTTTCGACTTCTCCAAAGACCCCTCGTCCGCGTGTGATTGTATTCGGCATGCTGACCGCTCCTTTCGAGCAGTGCGGAACATTCCCGCCGTGTGACCTATCGCCGTGATGCCGACGTCTTCGTGAGATCGAGCGGAGCGAGCGCGTCCTCCTGCATAGCGCGCCGTTCATCGGCGACATCCGCCGCACGGCCGGCCGACTGCGCCCACACATCGACCCGATTCTGATACATATCTGCCGATTCCCCCGCGCGCCGCGTGGGCGGACTCGGAGGGACGTACGCGCGCGTCTCATGGCGCGCGTGACCGTGTCCATCACGCAACCCCTGATCGACAAACTCGGCCCCACAGACGCGACACGGGAATCGCGCCGCGGATGCCGGAATCTGCGCGATGTACCCCAGATCAATCAAGAGCCGATCGTTCGGCAACCCGGCGAGCTTCAGCACTTGCCCGCGGTCGAGTGCCTGCCGCGCGTAGCCGATCGACCGTTTCGCCCACCACAGCGCATCCACGGCTGGCGCCGTACGCTCCAGCACGCTACGTGGTCGTGACGCCATCTGTGCATCCTCCTGACGCCTAGGCGACGGCGGATTCGAGAAACGCGCCGCAGCCTGCCGCTGTCCGCTTCTGCGCAAAGTACGTGTTCCCCTCCACGATGTCGATTTCGCGCTCTTCGTTCCGCATCTGCTTGATGTATTGGAGCGCGCTCGGCACGACTTGCCAGACGAACGTGTACCCGGCGGCGGGCGTCACGAGTGAGGCCGTGGCCGGCACATACAGCATCAACGCATGCTTGCCCCAGATCCGCGTGTAGCTGACCGAGGCTTCCGCCGTCCCCTCCACACTCGTGGTGTAAATGCTACGACCCACGAGATAGCTGTCCACCTCGAACACCGACGCGATCAGCTCGGGCGTGAGCTGCGCGCGTTGCGTGTACTTGATGCGATCGATGAGCGTGGGATGATTCTTGAGTTGGAGATGGACTTGTTTGCCGAGCACAAGTTTGTTCGGCTCGACACCCGTCAACGCTTCGACCGCATCTTTGTACGTGTCGATGTCCACATCCGGCGTGGAGGCGCCGTAATCCGACCATTGCGTAAAATCGGTCCCGCCGTCTTTGTCGGTCGTCCAGATGCCGGTCGCAAATTGGTCGGTCGCGAATTGCACCTCGCGCTTCAGTTGCATTTTGTCGGTCACGAAGGCGGTCGCGGCCTCATCAAGCTGCCACGGCGCATCGGCATTGCGCCGCGTCTCGTCAGCGATTTCAAACCGCCGCGAATACCGATTGCAGAAATACGTGTCGGACGTATCGACCGTAAAGCCGCCCCCCTCTGACGCGGTCCCGGGCGCGCGGACCCGGGCATCATCGCGGAACCACGGCGATTGGTTGAATTTCGGCACGATGTCAGACTGCTTCGCAACCGTCACGATCGGGAAGACTTGATCGGCGACATACGACACGTTGCGGTACCGAAGGCTCAGATTCGTCAGCGCCACGTTGACGTGCAGATCTTGCGCGGTGGGTTGTCCTGGCATGATGGTCTACTCCTTGCGGGACGCATCCCGCGATGTCGGCTCTCGGCGCGAGCCGCGCCCCGTCCGTCTACACGCCGAGATACATCGGGCCGATCAGCGTCACGCTGATGATGTCACCCGTGGCACTCGTCGCGGCTTCCTCCGCAATTGCACAACACAGATCTTTGTCGGCGGTCTTCTTAATCAGGCGGCCATCCGTGTATGGCCCGAGCCGATCGCCGATGGCAATGTCGGTGGTGGCTTCGACCTGCGCTTTCGTCTTGCCAAGCGTCACGATTTCCGCCCCTCGACCAGCGGCGGCCGGTTTGTTTTGCAGCACGCCGATCGGAATATCGGTCGCCCCATCGACTAGCGCACATTGGCCGGCGGTCGTGTGGCGCTTCACGAGAAAATACTGCTTCGCGCTGAGGTCCGCATTCGCGGCATAGCTCACAGTGGAGACGGCAGATTCGGTACTCATGGGCTCCTACCTTCCCGCGCGGGGCGTCCCGCGCACACATGGCGATCCGTGCAAGGGCGTCCCTGCACAGCCGCGGGATCCTGGTTTACGTCTTGACTGTATTCTGTTCCGCGCGAACACGATCGTACAGCCCCCGATGCGTGCGGAACACGCGGTCACGCGCCTGCTCCAGCGTCGTCGTCGCCGACTTCGCCATCTCAGTGTTGAGCAACTGATCCAGCTCCTCCGCTGCCGATCCGGCCGGCGCGCCCACGGCGCCCGACCCCACTTCCGTGAACAACTTCGACGCGGCGGCCTGCGCCACCGCCGCCTTGAAGATCTCGCGGATCCGCGCCGCGTGTTCCGCCGGCAGTTTCTCTGTCACGGATTTCAACACGGCCGCGTCCTTTGCCGGATCGAGGCCAATGCTCGTATAGCCCGACACCTCCTCCGCGAACTTGCGCAGCTCGATCTGCTCACGCACCGCGGCGAGTTGTGTCGCGAGATCAGTATTGGCTTTCTGCAACGCCTCGTGCGCGGCCTGCTGTGCGACGATGTCCGCTTTGCTGATCGTCGGCTCAGGCGCCCCTTCCAGCGCCGCGATCGTCGCCGCATCCGCGCCGGCCGCGCGCCCGAAGAGTGCGGCCAGACTCTGCCCAATTTTCGTCAGCGCCGACATGTCGGGGACGCTGGCCTTGGTCGTCTCTGTCATGGTCTCTGCTCCTTCCTGCATGATCTCGCCCAAGACCGTGTACAGCGTCTTGAGCTTCGCGAATCGTGCTGCACTGATTTTCCGCCCCGCTTTTGTCACGCTGTTGTTTGTGTCGTCGTCAGGATCTGGCGCGCGACTCATCACGGCCATCAGTGCGGGCACGTCTGTCGACACCGACTGCGCGAAGGCGTCCAGCGCCGCATGACACGCCGCGAGCTTGTCTGGCTCCTCGCTCTGCCGGATACTATCCATCGTCTCCATCAGCGCGCCATATCGCTCGCTCAACGCCTCATACACGTCACGCATCCGCTGCAGCATGAGCGCATCGGCAAACGTCATCGCGTCCTCCGCTTTGATGGTGAGAAACGTACGTTGGTTGGCGGGCCTGTCCACCGCCGAGACGTTGCGCACCGCCAAGCGTAGCAGTTGTGTCGGCATGTTGGTTACACTCGCTCCGCGCGTCCGTATAGACTCAACCCAGTGCGCTCGCCCGCGAGAATCTTCGCGAACATCTCCGGCGACCACACCACCCCCAGGAGCCACGCGCCTCGCTTGACCGGCGCCCCGTCCAGCGTGAAATCCACCGGCGCCACATACGATTCGACGACCGTGCCCACATCCTCGGTCACGTGCGCGTGCTGGTCATCGAGACCGGCGCCTTTCGCGAGGAGATCGGTGACATCAAGATCGATGATACCACGCCGATCCACACACGCGCGAAGCACCACACGTGCCGTCTTCGCGAGCCCTTGCAGATCCGCAAGATACGCCCACGCCGCCTGTTCGATGGTGTCGGCCGTGGCGTAATCGTCTTGGGTATCCACCGTGTCCGGCTCGTACACGATGCCGAGTGTATACCGCTTTGCGTCCGCTTTCCAGATCATTTGGATCTGTGGAGGATGAGGTGGCGTCAGCATCATGAGTCCTTACCGTGCCGCGCGACGGATGGTCGGGGTATCTGAAATCTCATGCATCCCACTCGGCCACTCCGCAATCCGGCGCCCTTCAACCACATCCTCTCGCGACACCTCAATCGCCACATCGGCCGGCGGGCGATCGACGCCGCGCGACACGGCGCCAAGAATGACCGCGAACCCATTATCGCGCTTCAAGAGCATAAGTGCCATGCAATGTCTCTCCTCTCACGGTCCGACTGTCTGCACAATGGCGCTGGCTTTCGGGAACAACTGCTGCATATCAGTCGGACTAAACGCCCTGCCTCGGATAGGCATGCCGGCACGCTGCGTCGCGTACAAATCGGCAAAGAGTTCTTGCCCGCGCTGCTGCGACGTATACCGGCGCGTCAGAAATGTTTTGTACTCCTTGCCGAGTGGAGTCTGCCCCAACGTCGCCCAATCTGCCTTCCATGCCGCCTTGAATGCTTTGTCGCCGTCTGACCAGAACCACCGACCAGGTCCACCACCGCCAATCAGCCGATTGTCAAACGCGTGCCCCACTTCATGCGCGAGCAGTCCGCCACCGCGCTCGAAGGATAGGCTGCCGACAACGATGCGCTGATCGTACGGGTCGAAATACCCGAATGCCCCACCAGCGACCCGCTCCCCGGGTTCCACGACAACCGGAATCTTCTCGATGAGTGCGCGATCAGACGCGGGGAGCCGTGCATACACCTCGTTGATCGTCACTGGCCGCGCTTCACCGCCGCTATCCACACGTTCTGCCGCGCGACGTGACCGCACGAGCCCTGTCGTGCATCGGCAGGACACATGCACGGGAGGATACTGACCGCCGAACGAAAACGGCGCGTCCAGCTCGACCTGCTCCCCATCCAGCGGTTCACAGATCGGGCACAGCCGATCATCCGGCGTCGTGATAAATTCCTTCACCATGCCGTCGGGTATCAGACCCGCCGTCCGCGCCTCCATCCACGCCGCCTGCTGCCCGGCATTCGCAGCGGTCAGTAGTTCCGTCCGCGCAATCGTGAGCGCGCGTTGCCGAGTCGCCTTCGCCATCGCAGCGTCGAAGCGCCGCTGGATCGTGGCCGGCGAGAGCCCGTCGGCGAGCCACTGATCGACCCGGCGTGTGATCGCTTGCCCTTGCGGCGCCGTGACGCTGATCAGCGGCCGTAACTTCGTCGCCAGTTGCGCGGGCGACAGCCGATCCCGTACAGCCGTGATGATGGTCTGTCGCACCGCGGCCTGCGCCGAGGGCGTGATGTTCGTGAGGAGATCGCCGGCGTGTTGCTGTGCGTACGCAAGTCGAGCCGGTGCGACGGGATCGAGCGCCGGCCCGCGCTTCGCCACCATCTGACTGCCCACCTGTCGCGCCACCGTCTCGCGCGTGTACGCGTGGACCCGTTGGTACACCGCGGCCAGCTCAGGGACAATCGCGGACCGCTGCGCCGCCCACGGTGCCGATGACCGGGACACCGCGCCGAGCGTGCGCGCGACGACGCCAGCTTCGGCTGCGTCAGCGAACCGCCGCACGGCTGGGCGCATCTCCTCAGGGATCATGCGGACGACTCCATCGGCGCAACCTCCATCGGCACAGCGTCGGGCACGGTACGCGCGGGCGCCGGGGGCAACAGCGCGCGCGCGCGCAGATATTGCTCCAACCCTTCATCGGGGAAGAGCAATCCCGCGTTGGCCGTGCGCTCGATGAACTGCGTCAGCTCATTCAGCTCAATCTCAGCGACGGGGCCATGCTGCAACGTCGGTGCGAGCGCGCCCGGCCACCCGTTCAGTCGCACGAGCGCGGGAATCGCGAACCGATTCACCGTCTCGCACACGCTATCGAGAAAACTTGCGGCCGCATGTGAGAACACCGCCCGCTTATCCGTCGCGAGACTGCGCGCGCCGATCTGCTCGTGGCCAATTAGTAAAAAATCCGTCATCATCGACATGGCGATTTCGCTGTTGAGCTGCGCGATGACTTGCGTGATGTCGAATTGCCGGCTCCCCCCGGCGGTCAGTAGCTCGATTGTCCACCCGAACGGCTTGACGATGCCTTCGTGTTCGTCCCGCCGAATGTTGCGGACGATTTTTTCCGCCTGCGCTTTCATCGTGACGGCGCTGCTGTCATTCGTGTTCCAGAGGTCCACGCCTTCGGGTGGCGTGATCACAGGCAATCCCGCCAGGTCGCGTTCAATCCCAATCCCACGAATGATCTGAATGCGGCGCTTGTAGTACCACGATTGATACGCGGTGCGCAGAATCGATTGCCCTTCGGGACTGCCGCGCTCCGCGCCCACGCGAAACAGCAACGCTTTCTCGATGGGAATCTCGACCCGCTGATAACGCGGCGGCGCGCGCTGAATCAAGCCTTGGATGCCGCCAGCGTCATCGAGCTGCCACGCATCGAGCGTATCTTGCCCGCGAATCGCCCACTTGCGCCAGCCGATTTTCTGATCGTCGTACCGGCTGGCGGACTTGCCTGTCTCTCCCGCGCGCCGCTTGTAGACGACTTCGAGGTACGCCCACCCGTACGTGAGCATCGACAGAATTTCGCTGAGCACATCGCGCCACGACAGATTCAGATCCTCGAACAGCGCCCCGCGGACGAATGCGGCGATCTCTTCTGCGAGTGGGTCATCAACCTCTGCGGGGTCAATCCGAAACGTGGCTTCTTTCGCGAGTGTGGTATACGCGAACAGCGAGGCGCCCACCACGGCGTCATTGCGCGCCATCTCCCGATAGATGGCGGCTCCCTTCGCCCCGCGCAACTCGCGCAGAAATTCGTCGTCGAGGATCCCACTGAACTGCTTGAGACCAGATGACCCAACTTCAATAAATCGCTGCGCCGTCGTCGTCGCCTTCGCCAGCGCGAGCCGATTCATGCGGTGCCCTCCATCATCGGGAGTCCAAGACAGCGTTCGAGCCAGACGTACCCGCAACGCGCGCACGTCACGTGCAAATGGGGCGATGTCGCGATCTGGCCGATGGCACTCACGATCTCGAAGCCATTCGCGCCGTTCGCGAGACAGCGCGTCTCACAGTACGCGCGCGCCGCATCCAAGCCTCCGCACGACGCGCACAGCGAATGAAACGGGAGCAGCATTAGGCGGGTCCACTGCGCCAGTAGCTCGCCTGCTCGCCGACCGCAGACGGCGCCGCACCAGTATACGCCTGCCGTACCTGTTCAACCGCGTACCGCAGCGCGTCGATGACGTGATTGGTCGTCTCCATGAGCTGCGGGGTCACGATGCCTGTGAGTGGATCGGTGCGATAGCGATACATGGTCAGCTCATCGATCGTGTGCCGACACCGAGGATGCACCACGAGGTCGTACGATTGCAAGAAGATTATGCCTTCTTTCACGCTCGCCGGGCCTTTGCGCGCCGGTCGGAGTTTTGGATACCCGTGCCGTTGCAGATACGCAATCGTCTCAGGCCGCGCCGAATCCGCGCGGATCGGCCACTGCCGCGCCATCCCGTCATCGAGAGTATCGAAAAGCTGTGGGAGATGATCGATCTCACAGCCGACGCGATACACCTCGCCGTCAATGTAGAGCATGCGCCCCTGCACCCAACACCGGATGAGGACAGTTGGATCGACGGCGTAGCCCCAATCGGCGCCGAGATAAAAGATCGCGGTCGCCGGTGTCTCGAACTCCGCGACACGCCAATTGCGGAACACGCGCGCCTCACTGTGCCGCTCGTACTCCCCGAGCCAGACATGCGCGTACTTCTCGGGATCGCGATCGCGGTCGTACGCCATCTCAGCCTCCAACACCTCGGGGAACCAAGGATTGTCCCGATACGTCGCGGCGCACAGGACCGTGTCGTCCGGAGGAGACGGCCCGCGGAGCAGCGCATCAATCGGATCGGTGGGCTGCGACGGATTCCACGAAAACCACAACTCCGAATCTGGTTCGCGAATCGTCGGGCGCAGGAGATCAAGACTGCGTTGGCTGAGCGTCTGCGCTTCCTCGACCCAGGCCACCGTGTAGGCTTCGAGGGACTTGATTGAATCAGCGGTGTGATTTTGCATGCCCTGAAAGATAATCCGCCCGCCAGCTGGCGTCTCGATGTGTGTCGCCTTGACGCTGAAGCGCGCCGTCACCCCCCAGCGCGTGATCACGTCTTCGAGCAATCGCTTGACGGATTGCTCGAGACTGACCTGGTACTCGCGGATGCACACGGCCCGCGTCGGCGTGAGCAAGCACCGCTCGATCAGGAGATCGGCGAAAGCCCATGATTTCCCCGAGCCTCGGCCACCGTATGCGCCCTTGTATCGAGACGGTGAGAGGAGCGGGCGAAAGACGCGCGGGGTCTGGACGTGGACGCGAGAAGGGGCTTCACTGATCGCGGGCATCGATGATTTCGCGCACGACCGTCAAGGGGGCATCGGCATCACCGCGAATCGTGATGGACTCCGGCGGATTCCCGAGCAGATACGCCCACAGACGTTGTTCCATCGGGCCAGCCGTCCCGGCGAGCACGCGCGCACGCAACGCGGCTTGATAGTCGGGGTCATGCACCAGCCGCTCGCAGTAGCGGAGCAGCTTCGCGCGCAGCCCATCGTGCGAGCCCTTCGGCCGACCTGGACCCGGCACGCGCTTGAGATTCGCGAGACTGCGCGGATTGGTTTGTGTGCGGGGCATGTCGTCGCTTTCTGTCGGTTTACAGACAGTGCACGGCGTCAGTGTACGGCCGAGGCACGACACACGTCAAGACCCCACCCGCACTGGCTTACGGTGTGAGCTGATACACCACGCGCCCGGTCACGTAGTCCCGGCTCTGCACGGTCACCGTGTAGCCGGCCGCGCGGAGATCGGAGAGTCGGCCGGTATACTTCAGCGCGATGGTCACGAGCTCGTGATTGCTCGCCGGCCCACGCTGAAGGCGATCGAGGATGGCGCGGCACTGCGCGCTGAGTCGGACACGCTCGATGGGCACGACGGCATGAGCCGGCGGCGCGGGATCAGGATTATGCCGATCGAAAAGCGTTGGGTACTGGGGACTGCTCATGCGCGTGCTCCACCGTGACGCCGCTGATAGGTCCGGTTCGTCGCCCGGCAGCTGCAGGGCACCGCGGCTGCATGCGCGTACATCGCCGGGACCATCCGCCGCTGGTACTGCGACCAGCACAGCTCGCCCTTTGCGTACGCCACCTCGCGCCACCCGGTATCCTCGCACTGCGCGCATTCCGGGCGCCAGGGATCCTCGCGTGTGCCGGGCGAGACGTACTCCGGCATCCCGCGCGTTACGTGGTCCATGTCGTCTCGATCTGCCGCTGCGCCCCTGCCTGCTCACCGAGAGTGAGCCGTGCGGTGTCAGCCTCGACGGACGAGAGCAGCCGGACCGTCGCCCCTTCAATCAGCCCCACCTCGCCCGAGGGCCACGCCGCGCCCTGCTGCGCCTCGACAATCCCCGCGAGATATCGCCCGCCCACGAGCCCGCGCTGCACCATCACGCGATACACGCGCTCGAATTCCTTCCGCTTGCTCGCCCACATTTCCGGCGAGAGCTCGGCGGTGCAGGCTCCGACCCACCCACCGAAGACCGCGTGCAGCGTCTCGGCCAGCGCCGGATCCTGCACGATGAGCGAGCGATACGACCCGACCGTCTGCGCCGCCTGCTTCCACGCGATCCAGGCGCGCTCCGTCGCGAGATCATCATCCCCGAGGACCAACGCGCGCAGTTCCGCCGGCTTCGGAAACCACTTCAGCGCCTGCGCGCTCTGACGCATCGCCTCATGCACCAGCGGCCACTCAAGATCCCGCAACGCCTCATAGTACCCCTGCACGCGCAACGCACTCACCTCTGCGCCGAACACTTCCCCGAGCACCGCCATCCCCTGCCCGAACGCCGGAATGTCCGCCTGCGTCATCGTGATTCCCCATCAATCCACGCTTGAATCGCCCGCACGTTCTTCAGCCCACGAGCGGAAATGCGCCCGACATGTGGCGGCGCGTCATACTTCCCTTCGAGCACCTTGACGCCATTCTCGGCGTTCGCGATGATCCAGTCCATCGACGCCTTCCAGCCGCGCTCGCTGTCGCCACGACAGAACGCCGAGCCCTGCACCCGCGCGAACACGTCCTGCCAGTATGGGAGCGGATGCTCGTGCAACCGCGCCCGAATCTTCGCCCGTCGGCCCGTCGTCACCTCGCGACAGCGTCCAATCGGTGGCGTCGTCACCGTGTTCCAAGCCGCGACAAAGGCGCCGACCGCGTCCGCCTGTACCTCACGTGCACGATCGTCCGAAGAAAGCTTTGAATGGGCTGTGATCTCTTGATCCATGCACTGTACTGGGTTTGACGGGGGGGGAGGAAAGAAGTCTTCTTCTTTCCGAAGATCTTTCTTTAGGGGAAGGGGGTTCGTTTTTCGTTCACTTTTTTCCAACGGAACCCTCAACGAACCATCAACGGCGCTGTTCATGTTTCGTTCAACGGAACTATTAACGGCGCCGTTCGCGTTTCGTTGACGCGCTCGTCCACTAGCAAGCCCCGCCTGACGCCGTTGCTGCTGCGTTAGCGCCTTCCGCGCCAAAGCCGCTTCTCTCGTGTCGTTGAAATCATGATAATCATGGACACGATATCCCCCATCGACTACATCAAAGAGCCGTGCGGCCACGAGCCGGTCCACGAGCGCCTTTACGCCATGCGCGACACCTAAGATCGGCAACGCGGCAGAGGGGATAAATCCATCGGTGAGTTGTCGTTGGCAAAACGCGATCCCGCAGAGCCACAGCCACGACGCCGCAGGGCCAGCCTGTAGATGCTTGGGATGATCGGCGACGGCATCCTCAATACGCACCCACGCCATTACACTAGGCTCCAGACTTGACCTGAGGTAGAATCAGTCATCCGATGCGCCTCCAGCGCATGTGGTAGGGACGGGAGCCGCGAGCCATTCGCGCCCCGTCCCATCCGTTTTACGCCTTCTCCTTCGCGCTGTCAATAAGAATCTTTCGCCGCGCCGCGGCGCGCTGGCGAGCCCACAGACGGGACCGGCGCCGATTGTCTTCGGTATGGACCGTGCACAAGCCGACTGAGCCACCAGCGAGCTGTCCGCAGATTCTACAGCGCCCCTCTTCTTCCTGCCGGATAGCCCAACGCCGTTGTCGGCTCAGCGTGTCCGGCAGGCCGTCCGCGATCCGCCTCGGCATGTCAGGGCTCGCCCGCCTCTCCTCCCGCGGCCATGCGCGCAATCTGCGCCTTCGTCCGGCGCGGCCGGCGCGCGCGCTTCTCGGCTGGCACCTGCGTCGCCTTGCCTTTCCGTGGGCCACGGATACCCACCAGCTTGCCGCGCCATTCGATCAGTTGTGCTTCGAGCCGGTTCACGGTGGCTCGCGCCTCGGCGAGCTCGCGCAGTGTCAGATCGATCAGATTCTCGGTCATGTCAGTCATCGTGTCCTTTCCCACCGTACGGTGGCGCTAAACGTGTCACTCGACGGCGTGAGCACGTGCCCAGTGATGTCCTGATGACAGCGCAGCCCATCCCAGGACGACACCAGAAATACACCGCGTCGTAGTAGACCTGTACCGTGAGATGACTCGCCCACCGTCGGCGTCGGCAGCACGAGGCCGGCAGCATACGCCGTGTCGCATACCTGATCCAGTGCCGCCGCAGCCCGCCCGCGTCGATGGCAAAGTGCGTGGCAGGCTGATGAGACGACGTGTAGACGTGCAGGCTCATGAGATCACGCTGATCCGCTGCGCGAGCTGTCGCGTGAGTCGCACATCCGCCGCGCAATGCGCCACAACCTGCGCCCAGTCTCCCGCCGCAACCAATGCCGCGATGTCCTTCCCGTCTGTCTCGTCCGGCACGGCAATCCCAAAGCGCCGGGCGAATGCTTTCTGCGTTTCGCGCATGCACTTCACGTGCGGGAGCCCGTCGAACGTCAAGAGATCACTCAGATCCGTCCAGTCGCGATTGCCCCATCGCCGCATGTCGATGGTGGGCACTCTGACGCCGAGCAAGCGGCTGCGCTGAATCAACACGGGCCAATCAAACGTCCGCAGCCGAAATCCGACGACATGCGGATGCTGTTCGTCCTCCCACGTCCGCCACAGCTCCGTGAGCAGGCCCGCTTCGCACACCTCATCGGGACACCGCCAGACAATCGGATCCGCGTCCGCTGTTGTGGCCGTGCCAATCGCCACGATCCGATTGACATTCCAATCGAGCCCAAGATCGGCGCGGCGTTCCGCCTCTTTCAGCGCGAGATCCGCCGCGATCTTCTCAGGATCACGAAGGTGCTTCGCAGCCTGCACGGGCTCAAGGTACTGCGCCGCGTCAGGATGTGGCGCCGTCTCCACGTCGACGATCAGGTAGTGCGTATGCGTGCTCATAACCCGTCCTCGTCGTGCATCCACGCGGGTTCGTCGTTGTTCCCCAGTGGCACGGCGCGCTCGGCCGCGAGGAGTTCCATGAGATTCTCGTATCCCTTGGCGTTCTTTTCCACCACGCGCATGCACTGAATGTTACGCCGCTGCAAGTCTTGGGCACGCTCCCCCACGGCGTCATCAAATGTCGTGAACTTTTTGCCGTCGCCGAAGACGACGCCCCAGGGCTTCCGCTGTGCCGGATTCGCCGGCCACACTTTCGTAATCGTGAACGCCTCACCGGACGCCGCAGCGATCGGCGACGGGGCCGCGGCCTGCGGTGCAGACGGCGTCTGCGGCTGTGTCCTTGTCGTGGGCTTCTTGGCCTTCGCGGCGGCGGGCGTGTCGTCGGGGTCATCGCCCGTCGGAAGCAGAAATGTTTTCAAGAGAAAATATTTCAGCGCCCCCGTCATGGCTTTGTACACCCCTTTGTCTTCTTTGTCCGTCCCGGCGCCGAGCCACAAGCATGAGCGCCATTCGTTGGTCTCGCCATCCACGAATGTCATCTCCATCTTGAGCGTCGTCAAGACCATCCCCTTGTCTCCCACGGGCTCCCGGTGCTGCTCAAGCACGGTCGAGATCAGGATGATGTGGCGCGTGGCCAGCTCAACCCGGACCGCTTCCACAATGTCCGCTTCCGTCGCGTAATCGTAGCCATGGAATTCGTTACGGCCAGACTTTGGAATCCGATGTAAGGCCCCCATGACCTCGGCGAGCTTCCACGCAAGGGACCGCATCGGTTCTGGTGCCGCGGTGGTGGTGGTCATCGGCGTCGCTCCAATTCCAGCGCGGCAAGCTCCCGCGCCGTCTGCCGTAGCGCCTGCGCGGCCAGATCACGAAACGCGCTGATCGAGAGCGTGGGATCCTGCATGAGGGTCACGAGCACGTCGAGCCGGCGATCGAGCGCGTCGTCGAGCAACGCATCCGTCATCGGGATCTCGCGAATCGGACGCGCCATCATCGCGAGGATCGTCTCGATGCGCGCCCGGTAGAGCTGCTGCACGGGCGCCGGCCGCTCGTGCCACTCCTCCGGCGGTTCGTCAAATTCGCGGTCTGTCTCGGTCGCCAGCCAGTCGGCCGCGTCAGCCACGCGCAGAGAGTCGGCCATCTGGCGCATGAGCCGCGGTTGCGGCAGGGGAGCGAGTCGTGCTACGCTGAGCGTGGTCATCTCGGATCCTCCCGTTCGTGAAAAAAGGGACAGGCCCTGCGACTCCAGCCGTAGGGCCTGTCGTCGTCTCCGCTAGGACTCGTCTCTGTCCCTCGGCCAGTCCCGGATCGTCGTCCCCATCGGCGCACGCGAGACACGGCGCGGGATCGGGTGCGATCGGCCAGTCGTGATTATGAATTTTCTCCCGCGCCAGTCATGAACGGTCTGCTGCAGTGAGTGAACAATCCCTATATGGATGACGTCCATCGGCATCGTGCAGTCACAGGGCGGCTCGCACTCACACGTGCCGCACTCAGGACAGCGCGAGGCGCACTCGGCATGCGGATCGGGCTCGGTCGTCTTCCAGGTGTCATAGCTCATAGACCACCTATGCGCGATTCACGCGCTCCGTGAATCCGTGAGAACAACCCGCGCCACGCCTCCATTTTTTCCGCCACCGTCACCTCGCCCCGGTCATACTCCCGCCGCTGCTCGCCGGCTTCGAGGGCTTCGGCGCTCCACTGCGGCAGCGCGAGCCCGGCGACGCGCGAGCGGTCCACGTTCAGCGCATCGATCCGCGCGGCGCGGTCTTGCCGGGCGCGCATGATCTGATACGATGCCTGCGCCTCGGCGCTGATGATGCGGAGGGGGCTACTCATGCGCGATTCCCACAAAGTTTGACGTACGTGGCCACAGTGCGGCCCCGATGGTCTTTGATGATAGCTTCGGAGTACGCGTAGCCGCGTCTGATGATGACATCGAGCGCAGAAGAAGGGGTGAGTGCTCGCACACGGACGGTCTGCCATAAACCGTCTGACATCAGCAGACAGACGGAAAAGTATTGGTGAAGGCTACGATCCGTCATCGTGCTGATCGTGCTTGTCTGTGTCATGTCCATCACCTCTATTACCCAATATACGCCTAGGGCGTAGGGTTGTCAAGGGAAATCGACATCTTTTTCGATCTTTTTTTGCAGCGCGGTAAGTGCTTGGAGAATAAAGGCATGCGGCGTTTTGTGGCCTTGTTCCCATGCCTCGATACTGCGCCGGGACGCGCAAAAGCGGGCGGCGAACGTCGCGCGGGACTCCCCGAGCGCGTGCCGGAGCGCCCGGATCTGCGCCGGGGACAGCCGCGCCACCTGCGTAGGTTTACGCGGGGTCATGGCACGCCCGTGGCGTCGCCTTGGCTCACGAGAAGATCGCCAGCCGTAAGTCTACGCAGGCCCGCAGACCGTAGTGCAGCGATGAGCGCCACGAGCTGCGAGACGGTCGGCTCCTCACCCATCTCGAAATCGCTGATGTCCTGCTGGCGGATGGCCGGCGTCGGCTCGTGGGTCTGGCAGAGCCGCGCCAGCTCGGCCTGCGTCAGCCCGACGAGATCGCGCGCCTCACGGATCGTCATGCTCATGGCGTAAGCTTACGCCGTCCTACGGCGCGGTGTCAAGCAGCGTTGGCTGATGCGCGCTGAGACAGTGCGGGGAGTACCAGATCGTCTCGCGCGTGGCATTCACGCGGCCCCGGCCCTGTCCCCCCTGGCCGCTATATCCGCCAGAGGCTTTCCATCGCTGCGCCGTCCAGCCTGGGAGATCGGCATGCTCGCCCTGATACCCACAGAGCGCAATCCGCAGCAGCGGATCATCGCCGTGCTCACGCGCCCACTCCCAGACATCGCCGGCCACCGTGCCACTGTCGAGCGCGTAGATCGCGCCGGCCCGTTCGTCGCCGCTGTAGGGTGGATCCAGGAACACCGCCGTGAGCCCCTGCCTCACCGTCGGCGTCGGCCCACAGACGCGCGTCCAGTCCCCGCAGCAGACACGCACACGTCGCAGCCTGGACGCGAGCGCCCGCATCCACGTCACGAGCCCATCTTCATCATGCACGCGCTGCCGCTGCACGCCTTGCCCGGCATGGCCGAGATGCACGCGCCGCCGCTGCACGCCTTGCCCGGCATCCCCGAGCACGAGCTGCCCATCCTGCACCGACCACGGCCCCTGCCCGCTGCACCACCCGCCGCCAATCCAGACGCTGAGCCCCCAGACCCACCAGCCGGCGATCCGCGCGTCGTAGTACAACGGATCACCTTCAAGCCGCGCGGTCAGCGTCTCGCGCTGCGCCACAAGCCAGACGTGCCGCGCGTGCTGATCGCATTCATTGACCGGCCAATCGGCTGCCGACGCGACCCCCTCTGGATCCGCCGCTAAGGCCCGCCAAAAATTTGCGATGAATCCGTCTTTGCCGTTGACCGTTTCGATCCCGCGCCATCCCGACGGGCGCCCGAGCAGCACAGCGAGCGAGCCCGCGAACGGCTCGACGTAGTTCGGCACATCGCCGAACCGCTGCCACACGTGCATGGAGACACGCGACTTGCCGCCAAACCACGGAAACGGCGCGCGTAGCTCTGTCCCCTGCTGTGGTGGCGTCATTGACATCGCGCTAGACATGATGATGGCGACACATCCGACACTGCCACACCATGCCCGGCGGCGATCCCGTCACGTCGGCCCGCCGACCGCAGCGCGCGCACGTCCGCCGGCTCGTCTCGGTCTGCTGCTCGTCGTACGGAACCGGCGGGAGCCGCGCGCGTACCGCCGCCTCAATCACCGTGAGCGCCGATCCGTCGCGCACCATATCGGTCGTCACGCGGAGCAGCGTCCACCCGTCGAGCACGACGCGATTATATTTCTCGCAATCGGCGCGCATGCCGCGCCCGCGTGCATGGCGCCCACGGATCCATGTGCCACCTTCGACTTCGACCGCCAGCCGCAGATCGTCCCACGCACAATCGAACCGCCAGCGCCGATCCAAACACACCCGCACCTCACGCTGCGGCGCGGGGAGCTGCGCGGCGCGGATCTGGAGGACGAGCCGATCGGTCAGGGCGCTCATCGCAAGGGCTTAGCTGCTGTCCGCCTCTCGTCTCTCTATCCTCCGTGCGTAGTCGGCATCCAGTCGATCCAGCACGGCCAGATCCGCGGCCGGGTCATGACGGACCGCGCCGCGGATGTCACTGACGAGCGCCTTGCCGATCTGCATGAGCCCCGAGCCCACCCGCAACCAGACCATCGCCTCGTTCGGCGTCATCGCGTCTCCTTGTATACCTGTGCAATATGCCGCGCAAGCACCAGCGGGATCTTCGCAATCATCGCGGAGGCGGCTTTGCGCGCCGGGCTACCTTTACCATGTAGTCGTCCTGGCGAGATCGTTCCTTTGGCTTTCATGTCGGCATAACTGCCGAACCAATCGCCCGAAACTTTCCGCCCTTCATGCACCGGATTCCGGTTGACTTCCTTCTGACCCGGCGATCCGATATTGAACCACGATCCGCCGTTGTTCTTCCGCGACTCGTCGTCCTGAATCTGATCTAAGCGAATCGAGCAGAACTGATTACCCGTTCCCGGCTTCTGGCCTTTCGTTCGTAGCTTCGTCATCGGCATCAGCGCGGGCACGTCGCCCCACAAGTAGAACGATCCAAAGTGCGAGCGCGCGCGCCCGACCCACTTCTGCGCGCCGCGCACGTTCTCCACGACCAGAGGGATATGCCGCCCTGCCGCTTCGCTCGCTTCCCGTTGAATCCGAAAGCACGCCTCAAACAGCGAGTTATCCGGCGGCGGGAGTGCCTTCGCGCGCTTCCACGGCATCGCACGATACGAATACGCCTGGCACGGTGGACTCGCCACGATCAGCGCGGCATCCTGAAACTGCGCGCCGTGCAACGTCAACACGTCTTGAATCACCAACTGCGCCGGATACGCATGATCGCCGTAGACGTGGCGCTCGGTGTCAAAGCCCACGACGCGATACCCTTCCGCGAGCAAGCCCTCCGTCCAGCCACCAAGCCCGCAGAACAGATCAATACCGAGTGGGGCTGCCGCTGTCATCTCGGCACACATCCACCCGTCGGCCAGCGCGTCTGACTCTGCTGCTGGATCTCCTCGCGCGTCGCGCCGATCCACCACGACACCGACGCTGGCCGCGGTGCCCCGCGCCGATAATTGATCGTCACCGTCTGCGCGGCTGTCGGCACGATCCGCCGGCCGACGCGCATCTGTGCCGCGCACTGGACGGAGCAATATTGCTGCGTCTGCCGCCGTCCACGGCTGCGATAGACAGCGCCGCACTGCCGACAGATCCGCGGCTCCATCACGAGCCCCCGAGCAGCGTCACGCTCACGAGGAGCAGCGCCGATTGTGCCGCGACAATGGCGCTCTGCACGCGCGTCTGCGCGGACGGTGACGCGAAGGCACTCACTGCTGTGGCGAGATCGCCGAGCGCCGACGTGATGGCCGAGAGATTCGCGCGCGTGACGGCCCCATCCGCCGGCCAGACGCGCACCGACGCATCGAGCGCCTGCCCGGCCCGCAGCGCGCGGAGAATGACCGGACTCACGGCCGCATGCTCGGCGGGCGTGATCAGGCCGGCGCCAGCGACCAGGAGCTCGGCGTCATCGATGGCCGCAAGTGCCGCATGCACGCTGATCGCGACCTGCACACCCTGATGCTGTGTGACGTGCGTTGCGCACGCCGCGGCGGTTGTCAGCGTGAGCACAAGGATGAGCGCCGTACCTGCTGCGGTCCGATCGAGCGTACGCACGAGCCGACTCATCGTTGCACCACGCCCTTAAAGACGATCTGCTGGAAGATCCATTGCCGGACCCACTCCGCGAAAAACGCCGTGAGCGATGCGAGGCTGAGCCCTGACACGATCAGTGTGCCCTCGTCAGGATTGAACGCCAGTTGAATACCGGCAGCCGCCAGCGCGGCGAGGACGATCCCGACGAGCCAATTGAGTCCGTCGCTGGAGCGCGTGATCCAAGGGAACCACCGCGCCTTTTTCAGCCACTCGAAGACAAAGGA